ACAAGACCATAAGTGTTCTAAACAGAAGAGGGCGTGATAATGGTGTTACAATAGAATATGCCAAAAACTTAACTGGATTCAATTTAACGCTAGATGATAGCAACTTAATAACTAGAATAAAAGCGTTTGCAAAGTATACTCCGGAAGGCGGAGAAGAGACGAAAATATATTCTAATCCTAAATATGTAGATTCACCTTTAGTAGGAAACTATGAAACGCCTTATATAACTACGCTTGACTTTTCAGATAAATTTAAAGATAACGAAATTCCTACAAGTGAGAAGCTTAAGAGTTTAGCAGAAAAATATTTTAGGGATACAAAATGCGACATAGTAAAGCAAAACTATAAAATAGACTTTATTCCTCTATCGAAATGCGTAGGGTATGAAAGTTTAGACGATAAAATAAGTCTATGCGATGAAGTAACAATAATAAACAAAATGTATAATATTACGACACAAGCAAAGGTTATAAAAAGCAAATTCAATGTTTTGTTAGATAGGTTAGAGCGTTTAGAACTTGGAGAAGCTAAAACTACTTTAGGTGATGTTATAGGTGGTAGTGGAGGTCAAGCGGGTCCACCAGGGAAAGATGGAGTTGATGGAAAGCCTGGAGCAGACGGGAATATGGGTGATTTCCCTAATTCTCTTCCTAATACTCCTATTCTTCACAGTAAAGTATATGGATTCTCTAACGTTGAACTTAGTTGGACATTTGAAAATGAAGTTTATTATTCTTATGAATTATATGCTTCTAGAGAAAAGAATTTCACTCCTAACACTTTTAATTTATTGTTTGAGGGTCAAGCAAGTACATTCTTAAATCAATTGGAACCCAATGAAACTTGGTATTATAAGATTTGCGCGGTAAACTCACACGGTGAAAGAACACAGTTTTCTAATGAAGTTGAAGTTAATACTGTAAAAATAGAGGATTTAAGTAATTATGTGGGGAGTGCTGCAATAGGTGATGCTCTTATAGGCGAATTGAATTTAGGCCGTGGTTGGTTTGGCGAACTTAGAGGGAACTACATCGACGCAAAGCAACTGAGTGTAACAGATGGAAACGGGAAAAGAACACTTGATATAGATAGCTTTGGTAATGTGAATTTAGATGTTTCTAGCTTCAAGATTAGAAACGAGAGCGTATTTACGCAAAATGAAGTTAATAGTAAACTTGCAGAGATTGAAACGACAACTGATTCGATATCAAGTAAAGTATCACAAGTTGAGAGTACAACAAATACAATCAACGGAAAGGTTAATTCTCATGAAAGTAGGATTGCAAGTGCAGAACAAAAAATAACGCCTAGTGCTATTATAAATACAGTTTCAAAAACTATTGACGACAAAGTTGCTGTTGTTAGCAATGATGTAACTGAACTCAAACAGTCAAGTGAAGATTTTCAGTTTAGTGTAGAAACAACTAGCAGGCAAAATCTGTTAGTCAACTCCGAGGGGGTAGGCGTAGACAATTGGGCAGGATTTAAATACAATACAGATAAACGACATTCATTCGTAACTTTAAATCAAAACGATAATTTTTCATTCAAAGACCCTATTACAAATACATTTGAATTATCAATAGCAGGTGGTGGAGATATTGCAGTAGGGAGTGAGTTTGGGGTAGTTCAAGTAATACCAACACAGATTGGGCAGAAGTACAATTTTTCAACTTTAGTACGAGGACACAGATGTGCAATGTATATGAAAGTAAGAAGTGCAGATATGACTGTTTTGGCTTCAAAGAGTTTTCTTCCTAGTTCTGATTTTTTTGAACTTCATGATATTTCATTTGTAGCAAAAGAGACTAATACAAGAATAGAGATAGGAATGGAAAACGGATTCTCAAGTCCTTATCTTTGGTTTGCTAAGCCTATGGCTAATCTAGGCGCAATCTCTAAATATATGTGTGGTAATAGAGGTTTATACCAAGGTATAACAAAAATAGATGCAAATGGAGTTAGATGTGACTTTGAAGATGGAACTTATGCGAGCATAGGTCGTAGCGGATTAAGATACTATAAAAATGGCATGAATAAACCTTATCAATATATAACATTTAACACTAAAATAGCACAGATTAGGAATGGATACTGGGCACACGTTCAACTACCAGACTTCTTCAAAGGTAAACAAATAAATCAGGATTTCCAACTGTTAGTTACACTAGGAGCATATGATTTGAATAAGCACGTTATAGGGAGTACCATGGGAGCTTTAAGAGTAGCGTTTGCAGAGTGGAGGGACTGGAATTCTAGCGAAGCAGTTATCCAAGTAAGACCATGTTTCCAAAAGATAGGAATTTCCACTGGAACTCTATTCGGTTGGGACGCTGCAAGCACAAGCCCTAATGGAACAGCTAATGAAGGAGTAGGAGATGTAATAATTTATGCGCAGATGTAGCAGAAAGGAGATTTTATATGTTAATAATTTACTTTAAGAGCGATGGAGAAATCCATCAAGTAGCAACAGGTTATAAAACTATGGAAGAATTTTATGGAAGAAGAGCTAAAGAATTCAGAATGATATTTGATAGTATTTGTGTAGAGGAAAATAACTATTTGTTTAATAACTTTAGCGATTTCTATATAAATCAAGGTAGATTAAGAGCTAAAAACATTGAGATATTAGAGTTATTAAGATGTGAATAGTTGATACAACTAAATATTATTATGTTATAATTAGTTAGGGAGTAAATTCCCTAATTTTTTTTATGAGGTGGATATATGTATATAGGTTTAGATTATGGTCATGGTTTTGGTGATGTTGGAGCGGTAGGGCAATCGGGTCAAAGAGAGGACCTTTTAACTAGAGAGTTAGGACACAAGGTTAAAAGCTTGTTGGAAAAAGAAGGGCATAGAGTTTTAGAAATAGCTTTAGGTACTAATTTAAGTAATAGATGTAAGTTTGCTAATGATAATAATGTGGATTTAGTTGTATCATTACACTTCAATGCTTTCAACAAAAGTGCAAACGGAACGGAAGTACACATATATAGTGCTACAAGCAAATCTAAAACGTATGCAGAGAGAGTGAACAATAACATAGTTAACGCTATTAATACTAAAAATAGAGGCGTTAAAGTAAGTAATTTCGCTATGCTAAGACAAACAAATGCACCTAGCTTACTTATAGAAACTTGTTTCATTGATAGTAGAGAAGATATGCAGAAATACGACGCCGAAAAAGTTGCAAAAGCTATCGTAGAAGGTCTATTAAATAAACCTATTATAATAGAAGGAACTCAAACAGAGTGCAACGATATTCACAGAGTTAAAGTGGATGGAGTTCAAATTGGGGCTTATAAGAATCATGTTAGTGTTGTTAACATTGTTAAGGATAATATAGGAAAGCATATAGAAATTAAGTAATTAGGAGAGGGTAAAACCTCTTTTTTTGTTGTCTAATATAACTATTACTAAAAAAAAAGTAACAGCTCAAAACATACTTTCTGCAAGTTATGAATTTAATAAAGTCATAACTGTAATTAAGAATGAGCCTATAAGCCAATCTTCAAGTAAGGTCCTTGAGGAACTCACTTGCGAAATTGTAAGAATAAATGTAACATTAACTCAATTTGAAAATACTAAATTCAAAAACAAGATATTTAATGATTATAGATTGTCTTTAAGGATTGCAAGTCATTTAGCTATGGTAAGCAAATGCGCTAGAGGTAATGAAGCTAGAGATTACTTCTACGAATGTGAGCAACAACTAATAAAGCTAACAGAATCAAACTTAAAACTATGCTCTATGCTTTTAACTCACAAAGATAAATTAAACCTAACAAAAGTAACAGCTCGAAACAAGTGATTATTTTTATGATGTAGAACAACAATTTTAGCATTACTTATTTACAAGATAGACAATTCATGTTATACTTAGCATATAAAAGAAAGGGAGGTAACATTATATGTTATTACAAGAATTAATAAGAATAGATGAAAGAGGGCAAAGATTTATAAGTGCCAGGGATTTGCACGAGTGGATATGTGTATCAGACAATTTCAGTAGATGGCTCGACGGTAGTCTATATTCTGCAAGATGGGGATTTAAAAAATTCGTTTTAAGAGAAGAAAAATGCCAAGAAACTAGTAAATATGCTAGAGAAGGGTCACGCCCCCTTACTATGAAAGCGAAGGAAGTTTATGTGAAACTTGCAAAAAACAAAGGGACTACTTTCGAAAGGAAGTTATTCAAGGATTATGAATTAAGTTTTGAATTAGCTAAAAACTTAGCGATGGTCAGCGGTTCAATAAAAGGACAAGAAGCTAGGGATTATTTCATTGAGTGTGAGCAACAACTAATAAAGCTAACAGAATCAAACTTGAAACTAGGTTCTATGCTTTTAACTCACAAAGATAAATTAAACCTAACAAAAGAATTATTTTACCCAATCCTTGAGCAACTAGGAGTATTGATAACTAAAAAGAATGCAGTTCATCAGATGATAATTAAAAGTATATTCGGTAAGTATGAAAATGTAAACAAGCTTACTATGATAACAGAAGAAGATATAGAAAACTATAAGAAATTAGCTATAAACTTACAAAAAGATACAGTTTACTTTGAAGACAAAAATCAAATTACAGTTTGGGATATAATAAAAGAAATATAGACAATGCAAGTAAATAAATGGTAAAATAAGATTAGATATTAATTTATCTAATCTTTTTTTGAGGTGAAAATATGAATATTAATGATTTTATAAAAGTAGAACTTATGATAGTTATACCAGTTTTAATCTATCTAGGTAGTGTTCTAAGACAATCAGAATACATTGAGAACAAACATATACCAATCGCATTAACAATTGTTTCGATAGTTGTGTGTGGCCTTTATTTAGGTGCTACTATGAATATATCTAATTCTAAAGAAATAGCTATGTTTTTATTCAGTGCGATAACCCAAGGGTGCGTGACAGGACTAGCTAGTTGCGGTGGGTATGAAGCATTTAAACATTTGAAAAAGTAAAGGAGTTAATATGAGTGATAGAATAGACTTACTAGAGAAAAGAATTAACAATCTAGAAGCAAAAATCAATCATATGGATAAGGTGGGGGCGGTTACACAGGAGCAAATAAAACAAGTTCTTGATATTTCTTTAGAGTTGAGGACTGACATTAAAGCTATAAACAATAAGCCGAATCTATATTGGGACAAGATAATAATGTGTATTATAGGAGCAGGTGGAACGTTTATAGCAGGGTTTATATTTAAATAGAAAGGTGTGTTAACGTGGAAGATAATAAAATAGGTAAAATTCAATTGGCTACTAACGAAACAATCAAAAGCATGATGGAGCATCAAAGGCAGCAAGGGAAGATGTACAAGAATATGATGTTTGCATTACTAGTAGGATTTATATTGAATACTTGTATTTTAGTGGGTGGAATATTGTACTTCTTTAGTGCTTATAGTGTAGAAACAGAGGACGTGTCGGTTACAATTGAAGGTGAAGAGGCTGTATACAATGGTATTATAGGAGATAATAACACTTGCATTGGTGGTGAAGAATAATGGCAAAAATTAAAATAAAGAAGCGTAAAGTAAAAATAAAGAAGAAAAGGAAGTAGTTATATGGATAAAGGGGATATTAAAAAGGTGCTGCAATGTCCTAGTCGAGATTTATTAGAACTTGCTTTGCATCTTGTCAATTTAAAGGATAAAGAATATCAAGCTATTTTGACATGCGATATAAAAGGATATACAGAAGAAGAAACAAGCAACAAGTTACTATGCAGCAAGAAAAGTATTCAGAACTGGAGGAAGAGCGCTTACAAAAAGATGGGAAAAGTTTGGGAAAGCAACAAATTAATAGAAACAATGTTGGAGTTATAGAAATATAATTCCTTTTCTTTTATACCTAAACATGAACAATATTTACTAAAGCTCAATTAATGTTCGTACCAATACGTACAATTTTGACATATTCACAGTTTGTTAACTTCTGATAAAAAGGGGTGTTTTTTTCAGAAATGCAAAATGGCATCTAGCCCAGTCTGTCACAAGCCTAGAAGGTGTTTTTTTGAGAGTTGAAAATCATTTTTGACTCTATATAAAAGAAAAAAATAAAAAAGTAAAAAGTAAAAACACGAAAGCGAATTACAGATTATAAGATTGAGAGTGTTAAAACTAAACTACTATTACTCCTCATATAAAGAACGAAGTTAGGGCATGAAAATATGTATTGACTTTGTCAAGATATAATGGTGTACCATTATTAGTGGTAGAGTTCATGTCGCGAGACAGAATACTACTACCTCTTAATATATTTATCAAGAGGATTTTTTTTGCGAAAGAATTAAATCAAACAGAAGAGTTTAATCTATTCTTTATTTTTTTATAATTAATGTATTGACAAATATAAAATAAGATGATACTATTAAAACATAGCAAGGGAAACAGTTCAACAGAACGACACACAACAAGATATAAGAGGTTTCAACAAAAGGAGAGTGAATATATGGATGAACAATTAAAAGGGCTTAAAACTAATTATAACGCTTTACTGGATAGGATAAACAAAGCATTAGATTATTTCGATAATCAATCAATAGTAGATGAACTTTCGGAAGAACAGCTAAAAAAGATGATTAAAAAGTACAACGAGTACCAAGATTTTAGAATAAAGAATTTGAAAAAAATAGAAGAACAGCAGATTGTTTCGGATGAAGAGATAGTGTTTGGATTAAAAGGGGTGTAGAGAATGAAAAAGATTAAAGTATTAAAAGAACTAAAAGAGATATGTGTAAATCATTGTGACTTTTGCAACTACTATATAGAGTGCAACAAGGTTTGCAAGGGGAATAATACACCAGTAGAACAATTGAAAGAAGAGGGAATAGAATGTTAGAAATTAGAGCGGGATTTAGCTTGGCTATGGTAATAGCTTTTGTATCAAGTATGAGCAAACAAACAATGGAAGGAAATATAGCTGGTATACTATTTGTAGGACTTGCTATACTGCCTTTCATAGGAAATATAATAAGAAAATTAAAAAGGTGGTAATAAAAATGAATAAAGATTTAGAAGTAGTCAAAAAGGATGGTTGGGCGCTAAAACATGTGAAAGAACAAACAGAAGAAATTTGCTTAGAGGCAGTCAAAAAGGATGGTTGGGCGCTAAAACATGTGAAAGAACAAACAGAAGAAATTTGTCTAGAGGCAGTCAAAGAGAATGGTTGGGCGCTAGAATATGTAAAAGAACAAACAGAGGAAATATGTTTAGAGGCAGTCAAACAAGATGGTAATATTTTGAAATATGTAAAAGAACAGACATTAGAAATTTGTCTAGAGGTAGTCAAACAGGAAGGTTTGGCGCTAAAATATGTGAAAGAACAAACAGAGGAAATGTGCTTAGAGGCAGTCAAAGAGAATGGTTTGGCGCTAAAATATGTGAAAGAGCAAACAGAAGAAATGTGTTTAGAAACAGTCAAACGGGATGGTTGGGCGCTAAAATATGTGAAAGAGCAAACAGAAGAAATTTGTCTAGAGGCAGTCAAACAGAATGGTTGGGCGCTAGAATATGTAAAAGAACAAACAGAGGAAATTTGCTTAGAGGCAGTCAAACAGGAAGGTTTGGCGCTAAAATATGTAAAAGAACAAACAGAGGAAATGTGCTTAGAGGCAGTCAAACAGAATGGTTGGGCGCTAGAATATGTAAAAGAACAAACAGAGGAAATTTGCTTAGAGGCAGTCAAACAGGAAGGTTTGGCGCTAAAATATGTGAAAGAACAAACAGAGGAAATTTGCTTAGAGGCAGTCAAACAGGAAGGTTGGGCGCTAAAATATGTGAAAGAGCAAACAGAAGAAATGTGTTTAGAAACAGTCAAACGGGATGGTTGGGCGCTAAAATATGTGAAAGAGCAAACAGAAGAAATTTGTCTAGAAACAGTCAAAGAGAATGGTTTTGCTTTAGTACTTGTAAAAGAACAGACATTAGAAATATGTTTAGAGGCAGTCAAACAAGATGGTAATATTTTGAAATATGTAAAAGAACAGACATTAGAAATTTGTCTAGAGGTAGTCAAACAGGATGGTAATGCTTTGGGATATGTAGAAGAAAAATATCTTAATGCTGTTAAAGAAAAATTAGGATTAATACACTTGAGAAGAAATAAAAGACACAGAAGTTTGACAATAGATAAGAAAACTAAAAAATGTTGGATAGGTTGCCAACACGGAATCTCTATTGAAGAACTAAGATATAGAATATTAAACGAAGATGGTGGGCTTGAAAGGAATAAACATAGACAATATTACTTAGATTTCCTAGAAGAAAATAATTTATAAGTTGATTATTAGAGGGTGCTTAGGCGCTCTTTTTTTGCAAACAATTAGTAAACAGTTATGCAAGAATATAACAGGTGTCATTACAATATGTTATAATAAGATATAAGATAAATAAAGGAGTGTTAATTATGAATATAAGAACATTGATAGGGCGATTAGAAGTTACAGATAATATAAGTGTGGAAGAGTTTAAGGTGATATACAAAGAAGTAGAGCAGATGCAAAAAGATTTAAATCAAGTGCAAGATTTGCTTGTAAAAAAAATGAGAGGTATAAAGTAATATGTTAGAAGTTTTTGAGAGCAGAAAAGGTCACAAGATAGAAGTTAAAATTGACAAAGAAGAAATATTTACAGAAGTTGAAAGCGTTGCTAAAGGCTTAGGTTTAACTAGAGAAAAGAACGGAAAAGAATATGTTAGATGGGATAGGGTAAATAGTTATTTAAAAGAGATTACCCAATCGTGGGGAAACGGAAAAGAGATTACCCAATCGTGGGGAAAAGGTGATTTGATAACGGAAAGTCAATTTTACTTGCTTGCAATGAAAGCTAATAATGATATAGCTAGAATATTTCAAACTTGGGTATGCGTTGAAGTGTTACCAACTCTAAGAAAACAAGGTTGCTATATTTCAAGTAGCATAACAGAAAAGCAAATAAAAGAAGCTAAGAAGTATCTAGACATCACTCAAATAAAGAAGATAATGAAAACTTGCTTACCAACTGACTTAGAGCATAATTACAAATTAGCAAAAGTTGGACTAGGCAGAAGAGGAAAAGAACAACTAGATTACGAGGTTATAAGAATACTAAGGAATAGAGTTGTTAGTATAGAAGGACAAGACTTACTATACAAGATAATAGATAAGAGAAATAAAGCACTAGATAGGAAAGTTAAGAAGATTGATAAAGTAGTATTGGTTTTAGAGGAGAATATAAAGTTAATCCTTCCTTCTGAAACAGAATATACAGAAGTGGAAACATATGGGTTCAGTGTGAATGCAATGTATATAGCTAGAAAAGAATACGAAGAAGTTAAAATGAGAAGAAGTGCAAAATATAACAATTGGCGCAATAACTTTCCATTTGAGCAACTGCCTAATGTAGACCATATAGACTTCACCAAAAGAGTTAATGTGTGGCTAGAATTTGACCACTTGAAAAAATTCGACTGCCATAATCTGCACAAGAGTATAATTGATACAGCGTGTAAGCACTGGGGGGTGAATGATAATAATGTTCAGCTTATGAGGTGTGTTACTAGGAAGTATGTTAAAGACGTTAAAGATGCTAGGATTTATATATGCATAAAGCAAGGAAAGTGTTAATATAAAAGCAGAAAAGTTTGAAGAAGTATAAAACCTTCTTCTTTTTTAAAAAAAATGTATTGACAACGCGTAACTAGAATAGTATACTTAATTTATAGTAAAAGAAGGAAAAGAAACAAGTACTAATTTAAAAAAAATAAGAGGTGGTAGTTAATTATGAGTAAAAAATATGAATTATTAGAAAGAGAAGAAAATGGATTGTGTAGAGTGAAAGCTTTAAGAGATTTTAAATTTGTAAAAGCTGGAGATATAGGCGGACATGTAGAAAGCGAATATAATTTAAGTCATGAAGGGGATTGTTGGGTATATGCAGATGCAAGAGCATATGGAAACGCAAGAGTATATGGAAACGCAGAAGTGTATGGAAATGCAGAAGTGTATGGAAATGCAGGAGTAGGTGGAGGCGCTCATGTATATGAAGATGCAGAAGTATATGGAAACGCAGAAGTACATAGAAATGCAAGAGCATATGGAAACGCAAGAGTATATGGAAACGCAGAAGTGTATGGAGATGCAAGAATATATAGAGATGCAGAGGTATATGGAGATGCAGAAGTAAGTGGAAATGCAGAAGTAAGTGGATATGCAAGAGCATATGGAGATGCAGAAGTATATGGAAACGCAAGAGTATATGGAAACGCAGAAGTGTATGGAGATGCAAGAATATATAGAGATGCAGAAGTGTATGGAAATGCAGAAGTGTATGGAAATGCAGAAGTAGGTGGATATGCAAGAACATATGGAGATGCAGAAGTATATGGAAACGCAAGAGTATATGGAGATGCAGAAGTAGGTGGAAATGCAAAGATAAATAATGGTAGAATTATTGGAATCGTAAATTGCGAGTATAAAAAAATAAACTTTATACAGTGTTCGCAAAGAATTATTACAATTTACACAGATTTGGAAGATGTTGTAAGATGTAACATAGGATGCCAACTCGAAATGACATTATTCGGATTGAAACGAAGAATGATTGAAGATGGTGGAATGAATGCACACAGACAAGAATACTTAGATTTGATGACTATGTTTACGAAATCTTAGAACTAATTAGGAGCTGAAAGGCTTCTTTTTTTATGCCCTAAATATGCTATTTTATTTAGTCGCGCTGAAGCAAACTAAACTATATAATTAAAGTATAAAGAAAAAGGGGTGTGAGAAATGTATTATCCTAATCAACAATACAATCCTTACGATGCTAATATGATAGCACAGCAAAGACTTCAACAAATGCAACAAGCTTATCAACCGCAACAAATGCAACAACAAGCACAAACGCAACAAGTTCAACCGACTGCACCGACTGTGAATTGTAAAATAGTGACTGGTTTAGATGAAGCAAAAGCAAGTACGATAACATTTGATGGTCAACCAAATTTATTCCTTGATACGACAAATAACTTAATTTATATAAAAAAACTTAATATGGATGGAACGGTAGGTACTTACACATATAAACTAGATGAAACTCCTAATGCACAAGTACAAACTGATTATGTCAGCAAACAAGAATTTAACAATTTGCAAGAAAAGATAAGTAAATATGAAGTAATGTTTAACGAATTAATGGGAGGTAATAAGAGTGAATAATATACTAGGAAACTTATTCAGCGGAATGGGTAGTAATAACATACTAGGGAACCTAATGGGTGGTGGAAATAATCCTCTATCTATGATAATGGGAATGATGGGAAACGGTGGATTGAATCCACAAGGCTTAATGAAACAATTTGGAAACGACCCTAACTTCCAGCAAGCACAACAAATGCTAGGGGGTAAAAATCTACAAGAGCAACAACAAATAGTTATGAATTTAGCCAAAGAAAGAGGCATCGATGTAAATCAACTTCAAAATATGGCTAAACAATTCGGTATCAAGCTTTAGGGCTTTATATAAATATATTTATAGGAGGTAGCTAAAATGGCTATGGCAGAAGGAATGGGTGTAATGCCTGTATACAATTTAGACGGTAACAAAAACGACGGAGGAATGGGTGGTAATGGATTTATCTGGATTCTATTCTTATTCGTGCTTTTAGGCTTTGGAAAAGATGGTTTTGGTGGAGGAAATGGTTCTCAAAACGCTTCACAAATATCAAATGACTTCTTAAGTAATCAAGTAGGGCAAGGGTTCGCTCAAGTAACAAACCAAAACTTCGCTACACAAAAAGACATATACCAAGGATTCGCGGGAATAGGAAATGCAGTTTGTGATTCTACTTTTGCGTTAAACAACTCTATTAAAGATGGAAATTACGCATTAATGTCAAAATATGCAGAATGTTGTTGTGAGACAAATAGAAATATCGACAGCGTTAGATATGAAGCAGAGAGAAATACTTGCGCTATAACAAACGCTATACACGCTGATGGAGAAGCTACAAGAGCGTTGATGAATGCTAATACAATGCAAGATTTAAGGGATAGATTGACTAGTGCAGAACTTGGGTTAAGCCAACAAGCGCAAACAGCTAATATAATTTCTCAAATAAAACCTTGTCCAATTCCTGCATACCAAACTTGCAATCCATGGGCAGCGCCTAGCGGTTGCGGAGTATGCTAATTTTGTTAGAGCGGACCCGTTATGTACCAGAAAAAAAAATATAAGGTAGCATTAGGAACGGACCCCGTTCATTATTCTTTAAGATATCTTGTTAAATGTAGTTCTAAGAATTATACATTAACTAGCATTTCTAATGTTAAAGCTACAAGAGGAGTAATAACAGAAGTTGAAGAATAACGAAGTAGAACTGTTGACATTATTTACAAGCTTTCTTAGTGTCTTGAACTATTCTGAAAACTTAAAACAAACATCTAATGATGATTTGATGTCAGAACTCAAAGAAAATCACGATACTAAGTTAGTCAAAATAATAGAGCAGAATGATAAGATAATAGAATTATTGAGGGGGTTAGCAAAATAATGGATATGATGAAATTGAGAGAAATTAACGATAAGATAATAGATAAAGCAGCAATGAAGATTGAAATGTCAATCGATAAAGGGGATTTTGACTGCGAATGTTTTGAAGTGCTAAGCGATGCTATAAACACAAAACACAAGTTGCACGCTATTGAAAAAGAGGGAAAAGCTAAAGAATATAAAGCTATGTCTATGGAAAATAAAGGGAAAACAGAATTTGAGGAATATGTGTGGAAGGTTATAAACAAAGGGGAATATGACCTACACGACATTATGATTATCTTAAGTGAACATATGGAAGATATAAAAATACTTCAGCCGAGGTTTTACGACAAAGTTATGATGAAACTAAAGGAGTTATGCAAATAATGAAAGATTATGCAAAAACAGAAGGTTTGAAACTTATGCAAAGAGCTTTAGACACATTTGCACATGGAGAAATGCAACATGATGTTTGGTCAAGAAAAGCACATATGATGAATATGCAAGGTCTTAAAAGATGGCATAAACTTCAATCAGAAGAGGATAGATGCAGTAGAATTCACTTACAACATTATATAATTGACATGTTTGGGGTTAACTTAGAACCTAAATGGGACTATAAGGAAATAGAAAGTGATACACTTGAAAAACTTATAAATGATTATTTAAATTGGGAAATAAGTGTTTATTCTGAACTTGCTAATTTAGGAAATTCTTTAATGCTACTTGAAATGCCTTGTGAAGCAGCAATGGTATCAGGACCTATCAAGAGTGTCAGAAAAGAGATAGAGAAAGCCAGAAGAATGCTAAATGATTATGAGTATGTAAATTGGGATAAGGCTTATATTAAGCTGCAAGACAAGAAACTTCACGACAGAGTTAAATGTATGGAAAAGTAATGTTAGGCTAGGGTAAAACCTAGTCTTTTTTCATACTTTAAATTAATTGACAATAAGATGAAGAGTTTTGGTTTAGTGCTAGTGAAGTTGGTGAAATAGTCGGGTATACTCAAGCTAATATAAGTAAATTAGTAGCTAAAGTTGATGAAGATGAAAAAGTTAAATCTATGATAGATAGAAAAGTAGTTTCTAATACTACATTAAAAGGTATTCCAAAACGGAATATCGCAAGTGAAGTGGGTAACAAACAATACAGATGGTTCTTGTCAAAAGATGGTTTATACGAATTGCTTTTCCTAGGTAAGAATGATAAATGCAAAAAGTTTATGAGAGCAGGAGTAGTTACAGATTCTATAAAAAGAAATTCTTCACAAAGCAATTGGTGCTAGAGTTGAATTGCGTAAGTATTGAAGAAATAGAATTGGTTGAAAAATAGATAGTAGAATAACAGATATGAAGGGGAATTAAGAGGTGTAAAAGCTTCTTTTTCAATACCCAAAAATAATTTTAAAAAACTTTCTAAAATGTATTGACAATGTATTTGAGTGATGTTATTATTAGTACATAAACAAGAACAAAACAAAAAAACAAATTAAAAAGGTGGTAATTAACATGAATAAACTAAACAAAGTAAAAAAATCATTAGAAAATAAAACAGAGGGAACAAGTAATTTCATAACAGTAACAACTAATACAGACGCTAGACACAGTGGGAAATACGCTATAAAGAATTTAGCTACAAACAACACAACATCAAAAAGCTATAATACGTTAAAAGAGATAATAGAAGAGTTCGAACTTACAATATAAAACTTAGAGGGTTAGCCCTCTTTGCTTAATGAAGCCACCTAGCCAAGCTAGTGTAGACAGTCACAAGCCTGTATGAAAATTCAGAGTGAGCAAATGTATTAGAGGTGTGGAAATGGAAAGAATAAAGGTTACAATAGAAACGGAAAGATACATGACTAGCTACAAAAGGATAGACTTAATAGCTTACAGAGAGAAAGATTATACATCTTATGACAACATAGAAGAAGCTATGAAGTTAGCTGAAGCTTTAAAAGAAAACCCAAGTCTTTATTTCGTAGAAAGAAAAGGCAAGTTGATTAGCATTAAATTAGAAAGAATAACGGAAGAATATGAATATAATTTTAGGAGCGCGTTAATATGAATAGAAGCGAAAGTATTAAAAATTTAGCAGTAGCATTAGCAAAGTTTAACGGGAAGGTTAGCAGTATAAGCAAAGACGCTAAAAATCCATTTTTCAAAAGTGATTATGTAACTTTAGACAAACTTATAATAGCAACTAGACCATTGTTACAAGAAGTAGGACTTAGTGTTATGCAATTCCCAGTTGATAGAGATGGGATGGTAGGAGTGCAGACTTTGTTATTACACGAAAGTGGTGAGTTCATAGAAGGCAATGAGTTCTACTTGAAACCTGCAAAGAACGACGCACAGGCATATGGTAGTGCAGTTACTTATGCTAGAAGATATACTTATCAATCAATACTTAATCTAAATACTAGTGATGACGATGATGGTAATTATGCTACTTATGGAAGCGACAAAAAGCCTGGTAGTTCTAATCAGCCAGGCGAACTTACAGAAAAACAACTCGAAGAATTGTTTGCAATAGCTAGTAGAGCAGGAGTTACAATCCAACAGGTAAAAACAGTGGCATGGAGAGATTACAACGTCAAGAGCTTAGAAAAATTAAACAAGATAGAATACAATGAATTGTGTACGAGATTAGAAACTAAGAAAAAGTAATATTTGGGGCTTATATGCCTCTTAAATAAAGGAGAATAGATATGAGGTACAAATTTACAGATAAAGAATTAAAGCAAATACAGGACAGTATAGTGATTACAGTAGACACACGAGAACAAACAAACGATCATATAACTAAATGGTTTGATAAGTCTAAGATTGAGCATAAGAAAGTTAAAAATGACTTTGGGGATTATAGTTGTTATATTCCCAAGAACGAATCATTAGGAATAATAAGAGATATTTACTTAGATAGATGCATTTCAATAGAAAGAAAAGCTAATATTGATGAATTGTGCGGCAACTTAAAAGACAATGCTAGTAGCCTAAAGAGATTTGCCGGAACACTGCAGTTTGTTTAGAGGTGTAAAAACATATTTTTCATATGTGTTGACAATTGTAAATACATTGTGTTATAATGAGGTATAATCATTTAGGAGGAAAAATAATGAATAATGTAATTTTAACAGGAAACTTAACTAAAGATATAGAAATAAAACAAACGAGTACAACAGTGGGCAAATTCGGTTTAGCAGTAAAAGGGTACAAGCAAGATGAAGTAAATTTCATAAATTGTGTGTGTTTTGGGAAAACAGCTGACATAATGAGCCAATATCTAACGAAAGGTTCTAAAGTTTTAGTAGAAGGAAGTATAAAAACAGGTAGTTATGATAACGAGCAGGGACAAAAAGTATACACAACTGATGTTATAGTGAATAGATTTGAGTTCATTGGAGCAAAACAAGATAACAATTCGAATAAGACTGGCAATTCATTTGATAGATTCAATAACTCTAAAGTTGACGATATGATGCCAGTTGATAATGGGGACATTCCATTTTAGGAGGAAGAAAGATGATTAAAGAAACTTGGTTACAAGTGAGACTGACTAAAGGGCAGAAAGAGAAACTTAGAAAAGCAGCTAAAGAAAGAAATATAACTATAAGTGACATAATAGTTGAATTTATAGACAATTTAGAGGTGTAATAGCCTCTTTTTTTTATTGCAAAAATAGTAGACAATAAACATATTCTTATGGTACAATATAATTACAAAGAGAAAAGGAGGTAGTTATTATGCTACTAAGTGAATTAATAAGAAAAGATGAACAAGGGAATCAATATGTAAGTGCAAGAGAGTTGCATAAATGGTTAGGAAACAAAAAGAGATTCAGCAATTGGGATGACCAAGTTTTGTCAAACCCTAAATTTAAGTTTGTGGCTATGACTGACTTTGTTCATAGTAACCTAGAGGTTACAATAGGAAAAGGGAATAAAAGGATATTCAAAGATTATAATATGACTTTAAGGATGGCGTCTCATGTTTCGATGGCTACATTGCTAGATAAAGGAATTGAAGCAAGGGATTATTTTTATAACGCAGAGCAAGAACTAGCAACACAAAGAGAAAACAATTTAAAAGCTTTTGCTCAACTGTTCAAACATGCAAATAAATTAAAGTTTACAAAAGAAGAATTATATCCCATCTTAGATTTACTTGGAATAAAAAGGTCGGAAAGAAGAAATATACATGACACTATAAAAAGAAAGCTAATAGGTAAATATGAAAATGTAACCTTGATAGATGACTTTAGTTCAGAAAGTTTTAAGAGGGACTATGCTGAATTCGCATTGAAAGAAATAAAAGTTAATGAAGATATAATAAATGATTTTGTTCAATTAAGTTTTGAAAATCTAGAGGTGTAATAGCCTCTTCTTTTTAAAACTAATGTATTGACATTGTAAATATAGAATGATATTATAATAAAAGAAAGATAAAAGAGGGGTTAGTTAATATGAATGAAACAAAAATGTTTGAAGAGAATAAAGGGCTTATAATGTTTACGGCTAAAAAGTACAATCTTGTTGCAAAATGTTACAATTATCTACTATTCGATATAGATGATTTGTACGCATCTGGGAGTATTGGACTATTGAAAGCTATAAGGAATTTTGATGAATCTAGAGAAATTAAGTTTAGCAGTGTGGCAGTTTCTTATATACTAAATGAAATAAGAAACGCTTATAGAAACACATTGAAAACTACAAATAAATCTAGGATGCAATTCAACAATAGCGTTATTAGTATAAACTCTTATGTTTCTAAGAGTGAGGCGGATTGTGACTTTTCGGAAGTGATTGGGAAAGATGATGACGCGCTAGGGATTAGCGAGACGATAGACATTCTAAACAGATGCTTAGAAAGAGAAGAGTTAGAAATAGCTACATTAAGAGCAGAGGGTATAAGTAGCAGAGAAATAAGTGAAATATTGGGAATAAGCGTTTCGTTTTTATATCAAAAGTTTAACAATATAAAAGGCAAAGTAAGAGGAGAGTTATGTCATGAATAGTTTGATAAGAAAAGGCGTAAAAGAAGTTAGTGTATTTGATGCAGGGCTATCACAAGAACTTGCAGAAAAGCTTATATTAAGTAAAGCGAGAATAAGAGAGTTTTACGATGCAAACAAAGGGAGAGTACATTGCTCATTTAGTGGAGGAAAAGATAGTACAGTTTTGCTTCATCTTTGTAGGTTAGTAGAGAAAGATATAAAAGGTGTTTGGTGTGATACTAGGATGGAATATCCGGGTGTTGCTAAGTTCGCAAAATCAGTTGATAACATAGAAATAGTTAAAAGCAAAACGACATTTCATCAAATATTAATGAGATATGGATATCCTGTTATTTCGAAGAAAATAGCTAGAATGGTGTATGATAAACAGAATCCAACTAACAAAAATAAAAGAACTAATGAACTTAGTGATTCAAAATTTTTTGAAGGTGATAAAGGGACTATAAGGAATAGTTTCTACCTTTCGGACAAACACAAGCACTGGGTTGATAGTGAGTTTAGATTAACAAATAAATGCTGCTTGCTCATAAAAGAAAAACCTCTTATAGATTATGCTAAGAAAACTGGCGAAGGTGTTATAATAGGAATGTTAGCAGAAGAGAGTAGGAATAGAAAAAAAGCACTTGAAAACGGATGCATCAATTGGAAAAAGAATACTTGCAATCCTTTACGCGAATGGACAGAACAAAATATATTAGAATATATAAGCAAAATGAAATTAAGATACGCTAGTGATTACGGATGTCTAGTATACCAAAATAGAAAGTATGAATTTACGGGGGAGCAAAGAACGGGGTGTATGGGGTGCTTAATGGGCAATCCAAAAACAGTACACGAAAGGCTTGATAGAATGGAAAAGACTTACCCAATGCATTTCAAGGCTCATATAGAAGGGGGTGAGTTCAAAAGTGGAAAGTTATATCCCAAACAAGGATATGGTTACAGAAAGTTGCTTAAATATATAGAACAACAATACAAATAGTCAAAAAAAGAATGTATGTGGTATTATCTATGTACATTCTTTTTTTACATTTAATTGTATTGACGTTTGATATTAAATGAATTATTATAAGTACATAAGAGATAAGAGATAAGAGGTGTTAGTATGATAACAAGTGTAAAAGAGTTTAATGAAAGTGTAAGTATAAGAGAAGTAATTGAAGTGCTTGCAGGTGCTGATATAAACGCAAACGGAGGTGTGATATGCCCATTGCACGGAACTAGCAACAGAAAAAAGAAATTCAATGCTAGTATAAAAGAGGACAAGAATACTTTTCAATGTTGGACTAAGAATTGTACAGATGGAGCAGTAAGGAGTTTCACTTTCGCAGATAAATGGTGCAGAGAAAAGTTAAGTATGGATAATTGGAAGGCTATATATAAGTTTTTAGATGAAAAGTTTGGTACAAGTTTATATAAAGAAATAAAAGGTGTAGTTTTAGAAAAAGAACTTAAAGAATATACGCAAGAGATAACAGTTAAGAAATATTGTTCAGAAGCTGAAAGAGATATATTCTGCAACTTACTAGATGATAAGATATCAGTTTTAGAAGCGGGAACAGGAGTTGGAAAAACTAGAGCTATCGCCGAACTTTTCAAAAATTCAATTAAAGATTTAAAAGCGTTTGGAATAGATAAAATAATATTTACTACTCCGAGGTCATCAATAGTTGAAGAGATAAGCGAAGAGTATAATTACACTAAGTTCTATAAAAACGACTTAGAATTACCTATAGGCGATTTTGTAGTATCTACTACTCATAAGGCTAGAGTACTGAATGAAGAACTAGGAGAAAAAGTCAAGCTATGCGCTAATGATATAACATATAGAGATAGCTTGAAATATGTGCTTATTATAGACGAATGTCACTTGTTGATAACATCAAAAAACATAGTAGGTTGTATGAGAGAATTAGACAAACTTATAGAAAATGCAGAATTTGTATTATTTACAAGTGCTAATGCAGAACATTTTTACAAAGCGTGCAAAGACTTATACGGCATAAAAGGATATTACAATATTGAAAGAGAAAATAAGATATATAACACAAATAAATTCACAGTTATAAGAAGTAATAGAGATAGAGAAGCTAAAAGGGAGCAACTTATAAGAATTATAAAAGAAGAAGTTGATACAAATAAAGTTTTCCTTGTCTATAATAATATTTCAGAACTGAAAGAAATAGAAACAGAACTTAATAACGCTAGAATACTATCTAAAGTTGTTTGCAGCGCTAATAAAGAAGATAACGAAACAGTAGACGTATATAATGCTATAATCAAGCAAAGTGTCTTAAAATGTACTGTAACGCTTTGTACGAGTGTAGTCGATACAGGTGTAAATATAAAGCAAGGTGAAGGAATAACGACAATATTAGTTCAATCTAGACAAAATATTGATGATGTTACAATAACACAGACTTTTGCTAGAGTAAGAAATGAAGCTAGTGAAAAAGTTGATAACAGAGCAATACTAATGTTAGATAATATTAAGAATAGAGAAGAAAGACACGACAAACTAAGCAAACTTGATAATTTTAAGAGGTATTATGATGAACTTGCTGCAACTGCATGCACTAACTTTAATATGCACATGCTTAACAACTATGATATAGAAAGTTATATTGAATATAATCTAGTTTGGGACTTCTTAAGTGATAATAACATGTATTCTAACATAGCAGCACTCATGTATGTGAAAGCAGATGAATTCAAAGAAAATCCTCGTATGATAGTTGATACAACAGTGGTTTATAATAGAGCAAGGATACAACACTTAAGTGACAACTATTACAACGATAAATTCATTAAGAAACTTACAGAAAGTGTTAATTATAGAACTATTGAATTTATAGAGGTAAATGAAGAGATTAAAGTTAAGAAAGCAGAAGTCAATACAAGCTTCAGTGAAGCGTTAGTGAGTCTAGCGGAAGATGAAGACGAGTTTGAAGCAACTTTAACAAATAGATATATAGAAGATAGCGAAGATTATAAAGAAAACTTTTGGTTAGAAGTAATGGAAGATGAATTTGCAAAGAAATTCAATGAATTAGACAAGAGAATATTTGCAATGAAGAAGATATTAAGTAAGAGCAGAACTAATGTTGACGTTGTAGAGTATGCAAAGAATATGTACAAAGCTTATACTTTAGAGAAACCTCGTTTCATTATTGATCGCATAAGAGAAATAGAGTACCCAATTTACAATACATTGTATAGCCAAAACGGAAAAGATTACAAAGGCGTAGGAGATAGCTTGTATGAATCTATTAGAGATGTTTTTGACTTAGCTAGCAGTAAATCATACAAGATAACTTCAAAGGCATTACAGAACACAGTAGAAGAGTTTCTTATCAAAGATGGAGCAACTTTCTTGGATGGAAAATGGGTAAATAGAAAGGGCAAAAAGATAAGAGTTAGCAGCAAATTAAATGAAGTAAAAGATACAATAGATAAGATTTATAATGTATCAGACAAAGGATATTTAAGCAGCTTAAAGGTAGTGGGGTAAAACTTACTATCTTTCTTTATTTATTAAAACACGAACATTAATTAAGAAAATTCTAAAAACATTCGCAGCGACACGTACGATTTTTGGTTATTGAAGTTTTCTTCATTTCTGATAAAAAAAGGCGTTCGCGTCAATTCGACAAAACCTAGTCTAGCCCTTGCTATGACAAGTCTAAGACCATGTTGGGTAGCAGTTGAAAATCATTTGTTACTCTATATATAAAGAAAAAAATAAAAACACAAAGTGCAAAAGACGAAAGACAGATGACAGACAAAAATACTTCATCCACTCATAGAAATTTTTTGGGCATGTTTTTTTAAAAGAATTATATCAATGTATTGACATTAGCTAACTGCAAGTGTTATAATAAGTTATAGTATTAATCAAGGAGGAAAAGTGAAGATATTAAGATTTAAAGGATTTGCAATTTGTAAAAGATGCTCTAAGGTAGTTGATGATTACGGCGAAGAAAGGTTTAGAGGACTTTGTTACGAGTAAAGGGGGTGTTAAGATGACAAGAGATTTGTTTGTAAAGACATACAACGGAATATTAGAAAGAGATGACACGGTAGAGATAGAACACAATGGGAAGATTTACAGAGTCGGAGAAGGCAGAGCAAGAATAGAACTACAAGATGATTGCTTTGATGTGTATGTAGGGAATAGTCATATAATAGAGATAGCATATAGTGAATTAAAAAAGGGGGATATTTATTAATGAGTAAATTTAAATTTGGAGATAAGGTTATAGAAAAAGATAGCAGGAGAGAATATACAATAAGAGAAGTTAAGAAGTTTAACGATGGAAATGTTCACTATACAATGAGAGAAATATCAAGCGAGTATGAATTTATAGATGAAGATATCGAATTAGTAGAAAGGAGAGAGTTATTTTCATAGCAAAGAACGAATATAAGAACAAAGTAGAAGGCTTAGACGTTATAGCAAATTGGTGCGAGAGAGTAGTAATTAAATAGTACAGAAAGGTTAGGAGTAATGACAATTCCTAGCCTTTTGTGTTATAATTAGGTATAAAGGAAGTGATAAGATGGAAGAGAAAAAAAGAGGTAGAGGGCAAGCTAGAAAGTTTGAAAGTGCTGAAGAATTTGAGAATACCTTTAATGAATATATAGAATATTGTGAACTCAATGAAAGAATGGTTAATATAGCGGGTTTTTGTAGATACGCTAGAATGACACGAGAAACATTCTATAATCAAAAGGAATATTACTTTGACACTTATATGTATATTCAAGAAACAATCGAAGATGAGACTCTTAACGACAATAAGAGAGCAACTCCAATAGTCATGATGTACTTAAAGAATAAGTTCAACTACAAAGACAAGATTGAAACAGAAAACACTAATACAAATACAAACAAGAATTACGATGTTAGTAACTTAACAGATGAACAACTAGATAAAATATTAAAAGGTGAGTAAAACCCCTTACACCCAAACTAAAAGTAAGAAAAGGAGGTGGTTTTGATGAAGATGATACCAAGAGATATTTTAATAAGAAAGGCTAAACAAGAAAAAGCTAAAAGGAATTTTTATTACTATTGCAAATTAATGCACCCTAATTTCTATAATGAAAAGAGGGGGTTTTTGGAAATATTATGTGATAAACTTCAAGAGTTTTATTTTAATGACGATGAATTTATGTTGGTAAATCTTCCTCCGTAGCCACGACATGGGAAGTCATTCAGCTGTCAAAACTTTGTAGAATGGATATTAGGACAGAATCCTATTGAAAAGATTATATCGGCATCTTACGGACACGACTTATCAAAGACTTTCTCTAAGAAGTGTAGAAACGCAATAGAAGAGGCAGGCCTTGACGATAGGATAGTATATAGTGATGTATTCAACAATACTAAAATAAAGTTCGGTAGTGCCGAAGCCACCAAATGGCAGACAGACGAATCAACTCAAACTAACTACCTAGCAACATCACCAACCGGGAGTGCGACGGGGTTTGGTTGTACTTTTATGGTAGTAGATGACTTGATTAAAAATGCTTATGAAGCTAACAACGAAACAATATTAGAAGGGCATTGGAACTGGTTCACGAATACTATGCTATCTAGACGAGAAGGCAAGAAAAAGGTGCTAATAGTTATGACTAGATGGTCTAGTAAAGACTTAGCTGGAAGAATAATAGAATACTGTGAAGAAGAAAACTTATCTTATTCTCATGTGAATTTCAAAGCAGAATTAGGGAGTGGCGACATGCTATCCGATGATATATTTAGTGCTAAAGACGCAGAGAAGGCTAAAAAACTTATGGGTGAAGATATATACAGTGCTAACTATAATCAAGAGCCTATCGACTTAAAAGGTAGCCTATACAGTAATTTACTGACATATGAAGAGTTGCCAAGAGATAAAATTATTACAATAGATAACTATACTGATACTGCCGACAGAGGACAAGATTATTTATGCTCGATTGACTACGCTATTGATAGACAAGGTTATTGCTATATACTAGATGTTATTTACACGCAGGAATCTATGGAAACGACAGAAGAGAAAGTTGCAGCGATGATAACTAAGGATTTTGTTAATTTTGCTCACATAGAAAGTAACAATGGAGGAAGAGGTTTTGCTAGAAATGTTAAAGAGTTGTGCTTAAAGAAGAACAATAGGCATACATCAATTAAACCGTTCCATCAGAGTAAAAATAAAGAGTCTAGGATATTAACGGGAAGCACAGGCGTAATGCAAAATATACTATTCCCAAGCAAGTGGAAACAACTATTCCCAGAGTTCTACAAGAGTGTTATAAGCTATCAGAGAACTGGTAAAAATAAGCATGATGACTCAGTGGACACGCTAACTGGAGTATATGAGAAAAGTGAAAAATACAGAAAAGGTAAAAGGAGATAATATGAAGACTGCAAATATATTAGGAGAAGAGTATAAAATATCATTTGACGATAGTGGTTATTGCGATGAAAGTAGATTAGCTGGTTTCTGCGACTATCTAAAGAAAGAAATAAAGCTAAATGAAACTGAAATAAAGAAATGTGATGCGCCTAATATCTACCAAAAAGAAATTGAAAGGCACGAGATAATACACGCTTTCTTGAATGAAAGTGGTTTGAGATATAGTAGTATTGATGGTTGGGCTGTTAATGAGGAGATGGTAGATTGGATAGCCCTACAATTACCAAAAATATTTAAAGCGATGAAAGAGGTTGATGCAATATGAGAACATATCAAGATTTTATAGAAGCAACAAATAAAGAAAAATTTATAGTTGAAACAATTAGGGAATTTAAAAGTTCCCTCTTCTTCGAACAAGCACAGACAAGTAGACGTTACTACGAAGGTATGAACGATATACTTGATAGAATGCAGTACTTCTGGGCAAGCGTAAGAGGAAAAGGAAGTTACTTAGATGGAGACTTATCGTTAGATAAACCAATTAAGCAAGTTGATAATTTCAAAGCGAATAATACAATATCGAACAACTTCTATAAGAAAATAGTCATGCAAGAAAAGAGCTACTTACTTGCAAACGGAGTACAGTTAGAAGAAGAGTTCCAAGGCAAGATTAAGAAACTAGACCAAAAACTACAAGAAGTAGGAGAGAATAGTTTGTTAGATGGAACAAGTTTTGTATATTGCTATAAAGATAAGAAAAATAAGTTTAAGATACAACCATTCACAGGGCTAGAATTCATTCCTCTGTATGATGAAAAGACGAGCAACCTAATGGCAGGTATAAGGTTTTATCAGATTGACGAAACAAAGCCTATGTGGTGCGAATTGTACGAAGTTGACGGTATCACTGAATATTCTATAATCAAAGATAAAGTTACGCTTACGCAAGAGAAGAGGGCATATAGCGTTATAGTAGGGAAAGATTTATTAGGAACTAGAGTAACAGGTGGAAAGAATTGGAGTGAGCTACCTATCGTTGAAGCGAAGTCAGACAAGAGAGGTAAGCCGAGATTAAGCCATTCACTTAAAACAAAGATAGATTTATACGACATAATACTTTCTGATTTTGGAAATAATCTTGAAGATAGCCAAGACGTTTACTGGGTGTTGAAGAATTACGGCGGGCAAGATATGGGAGAATTCTTATCAGACTACAAGCACTATAAAACAATAAAAGTTGATGATGAAGGCTCGGCAGACGCGCACACAATAGATGTACCTTATCAAGCGAGGGAAACCGCACTTAATTTGCTCAGAGGCATGGTATATGATGAAGCTATGGCAGTTGACATGACGTTGTTAAGTGGCGGAAGTCTTACTACTACACACATAAAAGCTAGCATGAACGACTTAGAGCTTAAAACAGATGCTTTTGAGCAACAGTTGGTAGAAGTAGTAGATGATATACTAGAATTTTATGAGGAATATATAGGTAGTATGGGAACAGAAGTAGACAACGATTATCAGATTGATTTCATTCGAAGAACGTTAATAAACGATACCGAAACAATTGACAACATACTAAAGTGCAGCACTGATTTGGACTTAAGAACTAGGCTAGAACTTAATCCTCTTATTGACAATAGAAACATTGATAAGATTATTGATGCTGTTGAATTAGAAGGACAAGATAGATTTAGCGTTGACAAAGAAATAGTAGAAGAGGTATAATAAAGTATACTAATTAACGCACCTTTTTTGGGAGGGTAAAACCTCCTTTTAATACGCAAATATAGCCAAGTGGTAAGGCAAAAGTCTGCAAAACTTTGACCGCGGGTTCGAATCCTGTTATTTGCTCCAATATATACTCAACGCAATGCACTATGTGCGGAAAGTCAAGTTTTTTAAGGATAGACATAATTGCTGTCGCTTGATGGAGTAGATATAATATTGTACAACAACGAATTAGAATAGCTTTATAGTTATTCTTTTTTTCGTTCAATAGAAGTATTGACAACAACAATATTTAAATATTATAATAAGGTATAAATAAATTTAGGAGGTAGTTAATATGAGTAAGTTTAAAGTTGGAGATGAGGTAGAAATGATAAGGAATCCAAAAAATCATAGCATGTTTGAAGTTGGAGATAAAATGGTTATAAGAAAAATAGAACTTAGGGATAGTGGTTATATTTGTTGGTTCGAAGGTATAAACGATTTTGGTATAAATGAGGATAGTTTAAAACTAGTAGAATCTAAGAAAACATTCACAATTCAAGAGGTTTTAGTAGAAGAGAATGTAGGTAAGAAGTTTGAGTTTAGAGACTTAGTATCATATGAATTAAACAGTTCTTTAGACTTAATAGATGAAAGAGGTTATTCAATAAAAGAGAACTTCAATTTAAAAGGTATAGTTGAAGGAACATTCACACTAATAGAAGGACTAAAACAATTCACAGAAGAGATTGACTTTAAAGAAGCTTTCAAGAGGCTGTGTGAGGGCGAGGAAGTTAAGTTTGAGATTGGAAATGATTATTATGATATATTCATAATAGAAGACGGAGTGTTGATGTTTTATTCTGATTCAATAAATGCATTTAAAGAAATATCTGATGCATTTAAAGCTATTTCACATGATAAATACAAAAAGTACTACAAAAAATAAACAAGAGTGTCAGAAATGGCACTTTTTTTGGTATAATAAATTAAGAGGTGATATTATGGAAATTATTAAATGTGATGAATGCTTAATTTTTAAAAACTGGAGCAAAATACTATTTAAACAGACTATAAAAATAGATAAGAATAGAACTTATATAAAAGTTGAAGCTAAAGAAAATATACTTCACTTGATATTAAATGTTTTGTTGATGCCTTTAGAATTAATTATAGATGGTTTTAACTCAACTACTGTGAAAAGGAATTTATCTAGAAGTGGTTATTCTCAAATAATACAAAGAAATAAATATAACGAGAAAACTTTCTTACAAATAGAGGAGGAATTAGATGGACTATATGAAAAAGAAAACAGATAAGCGTTTAAAAACACTAGAACGCGATATAAAGAAGAATTTCAATGAAGCATATAAGAAATGCGAGGTAGATTTAAAGAAGATACAGGCTAAGTTAGATATTACTGATGATGCTATAAAAAGAAGAAACTTAGTTATGCAATCAAAGAGAGTGCAAGGCTTAATGGATAATATGGTAATTGATATTCATAATGCTAGTAAGATAGCAGCTGCAACTATTAATAATGAAACTATTTCAATGGTAAAGGATAATTATTTATACACTCTTTATGATTTAGAGCAACAAGCAGGTGTTAATATGAACTTTAGTGTTTATAATTCTAGGACTTTAGCAGAAATAACAAAGAAAGATAGTTCGGTTTTTACTAAGTTAGCATTGGATGGTGTTAAAGATAAAGGAATAATATACAGAAGATTACAAGGACAACTTACACAAGGGCTTTTATTGGGTGAAAGCATTAGAGATTTATCTAAGAGAATACAAGGAGTAGTTGATAAATCTTCTAATGATTGTGTAAGAATAGCTAGAACTGAAACTACTAGAGCAGAAAATCAAGGAAGAATAATTGGAATAAATGAAGGCTCTTCAATGGGATTGGAAATTAAAAAGCAATGGATAGCAGCGGTTGATGCAAGAACAAGGGATACACATAGAAGTGTACACTTAGAGATAGTTGGGAAAGATGATGCCTTTGAAAATGGACTAGAGTTTCCAGGAGACCCTCGAGGCGGAGCACGCGAAGTTTGTAATTGCAGGTGCAGTGTAGTTGGTGTACTAGGTGAGTATTCTGATGAAGAAAGAAAGCTAAATGAAGCATTAAAGAAACAATCGTTTGAGGAGTGGTCTAATGAGTTATAAAACAACAGGGTTTAGAGTAGAGATACAAAAAAACAATAGAAAGTTAGTCGATTTAGAACTTATAATGAAGAAGAGGAAGATATTAAAAGCGTGGGGTATCAAATGGCAGGAACTTGTTACAAAAGTAATTACTATAAAGAAGATAGTTGATACTAGTAGATTAAAGAACAGTATGAATTATTATGTAACCCTTAGTAATGTTCATGTTGGAACTAATGTTAAGTATGCTGTGTAGAATGATGCACCTTTATACAGTGATGTATATCGAATAATCGAGCAAAATCGGTGAAGGCTAAGTTTGATAATATGCTAATACCGAGGTAATTTAGTTGATAGCAAAAGGCAACTAAACACCGTAGAGCGTAGCAAGTGAATAAATATAATCTTGCCAAGAGTGTTCGACAACTCAACGAGTTGATGATGTACGCCGACCTTATAGGAAACTATAAGAAGCAGAGGATAAAAAGCCTTTGCGATAACAAAGTGATCATGAATTAGGAACTAGCAAAGTAGGGCAAAGGGAGTTCTTAAAGCCCTCTATCGTAAAGTTTAGTGGTTCTTATGAGAAGATAGCTAAATCTATATTAGAAGAATAAAAAGAGCGTGTAGGCTTATCTACACGCTTTAATTGGTCATTAGAATGATATTTCATAATCTTTGAACGTTAAAAGATTGTTATTTTCTCCTATCGCCATATATATTAGTTCTTCTTCGCTAACCACAAACCCACTTATTTCCACCACACATTCTTTATATCGTTCGCACTCTATTGCTACCCTTTCCCCAATCCTGTATCTGTGTTCAAATGTTGTTGTATTCATATTAACTCCACCTTTCTTATTTTTAATCTATTTTCTTTCTTATCATGATAAACCCTTAAATACAAATTTTCTTTTAATACTTCTTTCATTAATCTTTCTGTAAGTTGCAAATTATTTATAGCGCAAGCTTTGCTCACCCATGATGTTGCAACGTTCTTACTATGCGAGTAAATGAGTTTTGCAATTTCTTCTTTATATTTCTTCAAAAAATCAACTCCTTGTATTTATAATAACATCTTGCAAATACATTGTCAATACCTTTGTTATAAAAAAATAACCTAACATTTCTGATAGGCTATATCTATATGAATAAGGAGGTATTAATTAAAGGGGGTTATGTACTTATTATAGCATTAATAGTTTTATTATGTCTACTATTTTGCTACTATTTTGCTATATTCTAATTTCTTATTTAATTTTAATTTAATTAAACTTTTCATAATATCTATATTTTGTTAGTTTAATTCATAATAATATACATCTTTTTTTATAAATATACGCTAAGTAAACGATTAAATGTATAAAAATGTGTAGTGACACTTCTGATAAAAAAAGGCATTCCTTTCAGTTCGACAAAATGGCATCTAGCCCAGTAGCACCAACGTCTAGAGGTACTTTCGGTGAAGGTTGAAAATCATTTGTTACTCTATATATAAAGAAAAAAATAAAAACTTTAAAAAACTGTATGCATAAATTTATGCAGAATATATATAAAACAAAACGAAGTAAATCACTCTTCACAGAAAACGAAGTGAAGGGCAGGTGCTTTGAACATTGGCCAAAAGTATTGACGAGTAGTTACTAATGATATAATATATAGTTATAGCAAAAAAAAATAAAGGTGGTAATTGATATGAGAAAAATAATAATAGGTAGTTTTTTAATAGGGGCATCATTTTTGATAGCTGGGTGTGGAACATCTAAAGAAGTTAAGGAAATTAAATCAGAAGTTAATGATATGAGTTTGTTTGAAAAGCACGACGCGATTACAATTAAACTTGCAACAGAAGAAGGATATATAGCTAATGATGATATAAACGCTCTTATAGAAGAGTTTGAACGAATAGAGACTAAACAGTCTATGATATTAGCAGAAAGCTTACAAGCGTTGTTAGATGAAGATAAAGAGCTATCAGAAGAGTTATATTTCAGTGCTATGTTAGATTGAATTGTTTTAAAAGAATAGGAACATCGCTTGCACACAATTGTAGACAATACAAGCTATTATCTGTTATAATTTAGGTAGTAGCTTTTTTGTGCTTAAAACACAATAAAAATTTAGGAAGGCGAGGTATGTTAGAATGAATTTAAAGGCAATATTAAGTAAAGCAGGCATCACTGAAGATATAGACGAGATTGTAGACAATATAAAAGGTGAGATATGTACAGAATTTGTAAGTAAAAAACAATATGCTAAGAAGAACGAGAGAGTTGACGAACTTGAAGGTAAGTTAGCAGATTTAGAACTAAGTCAAAAAGATAATTACAAAGAAAAGTACGAAGCTTTAGACCTAGAATTTAGCGGCTATAAAAATAACTTAGAAGTTGAGAAAAACAACAGTATTAAAAATGGTGTACTAGTCGAACACTTAAAAAATAGTGGAGTAAATGAAAAGTTGATACCTCTTCTATCAAAAGAATTTGACGTTAACGAGATAGAATTGGAAGATAATAAAATAAAAGGTTGGGAAGATAAAATAAAGCCCATTCAAGAAGCTTATAAAGATTTCTTTACAGTTTCTGAAGAACAAGGGCAAGGCATTAGCTTACCGCCTGCAAACAATAATACAACAGCAGAAGACCCATTTTTACTAGGGTTTAAAAGCTAATTCAAAGGAGAATTGATTATGGCAATAAATTATGCAAGTAAATATTCAAGCAATGTACAAGAGAAATTCACAGAGAAAGCGGTAAGTAACGCTATTTCAAATAACAATTTAGATTTCAGTGGAGTTAACGCAGTAACTGTTTATTCAGTAGGAACTGCCCCTATGAATGATTACTCTATGAGTGGTGATAGCAGGTATGGAACGGCGGCTGAACTTCAAAACACTATACAAACATTAACAATGTCTAACGATAGAGGTTTTACTTTTACTATTGACAGAAGAAATTACACAGATTCTCAGATGGTAATGGAGAGCGGCAGAGCTTTGGCAAGACAGCTTGAGGAGATAGTAATACCGGAAGTTGAGAAATACAGATTCTCGAAAGTATTGGCAGCTACAACTCCAGTTACTACTGCTATAACATCGGCATATGATTCGTTTTTAGATGGAACAACAGCATTAGCTGAGAAGAATGTGCCTTTAGAATTATTAGTAGCGTTTATAACGCCGGCTTTTTACAAAATGGTAAAACAAGACGCGGGGTTCATTAAGTCTTGTGATATAGCTCAAAATATGCTTTTAAAAGGACAAATAGGCGAGCTTGATGGAGTGCCTTTAGTCCTTTCTACTGAAAGTATCTTAGGTGAAAATGTTAAGTTCATATTAGCACATAGAGGAGCTTTAGAGGTTGCCCAAAAGATTGAAGACTATAAAATTCACAATAATCCCCCTGGAATAAGTGGATGGTTAGTAGAGGGTAGAATGTATTATGATGCTTGGGTATTGGACAAGATGAAAGATGCAATATATGCACATGTTGTAGCGAGCGCAAAAGTTTCGAGAACATCTAAATAGCTTCCACTTAAATTTCATATAAAAGAATAAGCACTCTTAAATGGGTGCTTTTTCTATAAAAAGGAGATAAAATGATAGAAGAAATTATGAATGAATGCAATAATTATTTTGCTATAAAAAGAGGAGCAGGAACATTCAAAATAGAAGATAATAAACTTTATGTGAATAGTAAATGTGTTAAAGAACAGTACGTACTTATACAAGGTTCTGTAATGAATGACGGGGTTTACAAGGTGTTAAATGTTGGAGAAGACTATATAAGCTTAAATGAACTTACAAATGAAGAGTTCAATGGGTATATATTCTTACTGGCCGTACCTAAGCAATTTAAAAAACTTGTTATGGAAATTGAAGAATTCAAATCAAAGAACAAATCAACTGTTGTTGTTTCAGAAAGTTTCGGTAATTACTCAAAAAGTGTAGCTACTGATAAAGATGGAAATGTTCAAAGTTGGCAAGGGGTGTTTAAGAAGCAGCTAAACAAGTACAGAAAAATATATAGTGACTTAGAGAGTTTTGATAGGGGGCGTTATTAATGGCTTTAGAGGATTTTTTTGAGAAGCTAGTGCTATTAGAAAGAAAGGTAATTTCAGATGGTATGGGGGGGTTTGAGGAAACTTATGGTGATGGTATACAGTTTCTAGGGGCTGTTAATACAGACTCTTCTATTGAAATGAGGTTAGCAGAACAAAATGGACTTAAAAGCGTTTACACTGTTACGATAGATAAGAAATTACCGGTTAAGTATCACGACATCGTAAAGCGCGCGAAAGATAATAAATTATACAGAATTACAAGTGATCCAAATGATAGCGAAACTCCATCTTTTTCTGACTTGAATTTCAAGCAAATGTCGGCAGAAAAATGGACAATATAACGCACGAAATGATATAATGAAAGTGAGGGTTTTTGATGGGACGATTTTCTGACTTATCTAAGGCTTATTATGGCTATTTTGCAAGTGTTATGAATAGCTTCTTAGTTGATACAGTGCCTAACGATGTTGTTTTTCCTTATTTGACTTATGAATTAGTAGACGGAGAGCTCGAAGATAACTTACTTATGACAGTAAGGATTTACGATAAGTCTACAAGTGTTAAAACACTAACAGAATGCGTTGATAAGATAGAGCAACACATAGGCAATAATTTAATCGAAGTGAATGAAAATAACTACTTTACGGTTTACAAGGGAAGTCCATTTGCTCAATATTTCAATGATGTCGAGGGTGGAATTAAAAGTGTGTATATCAATTTACAAATAAATGTATATTAGAAAGGAGAATAAATATGGGAATTTTGAATGGTTTAAGAGCTGATAGCGCTAAGAATTTTCAATTAGACGCAGGTATTTTAGTCAAAAATATAAAAGATTTTAGCGATATAACGAAAGGTGAATTGCTAGGAGCAACAAGTGGGGGAGGTAGTTTTACCGCGATTCCAGAACTGAGAAATATATTTGAGGATATCGATGGTGCTAGAGGGAAATATGCAGAAGGCGACGTAATTGATAATTGGGAAACTAAGCTTTCGGCTACACTTAAAGAAGTTACGAAAGAAAATATAACATCAGCTTTAGTCGCTTGCGATGTGGTTGTAGGTAGTGGAGAAAGCGCTACATACGATACAATACAAGCTAGGAACGAAATAAAAGATACTGATTATATAGAAAACATATGTTGGTGTGGAACTCTTAAAGGAAGTACATCTCCTATTATAATAGAGCTAAAAAACGCTATAAATGAAAAAGGTTTTGAACTTGCGTTCACAGATAAAGGAACTGGAGGTATTGCGGTTGAGTTTGCAGGTAGATTTAAATTAGCAAATCCTAACAATGTTCCATTTACAATACATTATCCTAAAACAAAAACAGCTCTGAATCAAAAAAAATAATCAAAAAAGGTGGAAAAAAATATGAAATTAAGTGAAATGAATAACGACAAGGCTTTTGACACAATAATAGAAATAACTCCATTTTTCGCCAATATACTAGAAGATGAAAGACTTCTCTCTATATGGTACGACAAAGTTGATGTAACTGGTTTAGACGAAAAACAAGGGAAGATAAAAGGTGCTACAAAGGGATTCAGTAACATCATGAAAATAGCACCTCTTCTATTGAAGGCTCACAGGGAAGATATTTTCAGTATACTTTCGATAGTAAATGAGAAAAATGTTGAAGATATTAGAAAACAGAATCCTATTGAAACGGTGAAACAGCTTAAAGAACTATGGGAAGATAGAAAACTTCTAAATTTTTAGCTATACTAAAGATGATAGGCATAGATAGAACACTATTACATTTAGCCAGTATATCAAGGTCTATGTCTTTAGGAACTCTAGTTAGGGTGTTGATAGCCAAGGAAAAAGATTATCAACTTGAATGGACTTACAAAAGACACATTGCTCAAAGCAATTGGATAGTTGCGCAATGCAATTCTAATAACAAAGAATTCAAGAGTTTTGAAGAAATGTACGATATTATAATAGGAAATACAAAAGAAGACACTAGAAATGCAAAAGATATAATAAAAGAAACTTACGCAAAGTTTGGGGTAGAGGTTTAAATCCTTTGCCCTATTTTTGTAAAAAAAAGGAGTGATGAAAAATGAATTTATTTGAGTTGGGCGCTATATTAGGTTTAGACACTACTAAATTCAATGATGGGCTTGACGATGCAGAAAAAAAGTCAAATAAAAGCGGAGGTCAGATAGGCAGCGCAATAAACAAAGGTATGAAAGTAGTAACGGGTGCTTTAGTCGTAGGCGCGACCGGGTCAATAGCTTTTGGAAGTAATTTTGAAAGCTCTATGTCACAAGTTGCAGCAACGATGGGAATAACAGCGGATAAAAGCAATAAGGATTTCAAGATATTAAGTGATGCAGCTAAAAACGCAGGTTCAACAACTAAATTTAGTGCAAGTGAAGCGAGTGACGCTTTAAACTTCTTAGCACTAGCGGGGTACGATGCAAGCACTGCTGCTTCAACACTTCCAACTGTCTTAAATTTGGCTAGTGCGGGAGGTTTAGACCTTGCTTATGCCTCAGATTTGGTTACAGATAGCATGAGTGCGTTAGGACTGCAAACTTCTGATGCTAATAAGTTTGTCGATGAACTCGCTAAGACTTCACAAAAATCAAATACTGACGTGGGACAGCTTGGGGAAGCTATACTAACGGTAGGGGGAACTGCAAAAACTCTAGCTGGTGGTACTGTCGAACTAAACACACAATTGGGTATTCTTGCTGATAACGGAATAAAAGGAGCAGAAGGAGGAACGGCTCTAAGAAATATAATACTTTCATTATCAGCACCGACTGACGCAGCTGCACTCGCGATGAAAAACATGGGACTAGAAGTACACGACGCTAACGGAAATATGAGGAGTACAAACGATATATTCACAGACTTAGATGGAATATTATCAACTATGACACAAAAAGAACAGACAGAAGTTTTGAACACTATATTTAACAAAGTTGACTTGAAAAGTGCCAATGCACTACTAGCGGGGAGTGGAGATAGATTTAGAGAATTGAGTGGTCACATAACAGACTCGGACGGTGCAGCACATGGAATGGCTGACACGATGTCTAACAATTTAGCGGGTTCATTCAAGAATTTCATGTCTAAAGTTGAAAGTTTAGGGATAGCTATTTATGAAAAATTTCAAGTCCCTCTTACTAATGCAGTGAATAAAGGAATAGAAGTGCTAGGAGACATTACAGCTAAGTTTGAGAATGGAGATTTAGAGGGTACAATAACTGGAATAGGAGTTTCAGTTGGGATTCTTACGGGGTTATTTGTCTCATTGAAAGCGGTTCAAATAGGTCAAGCGGTATTAACTTGGATAGCTAACTTTGTTAGTTTAGCATCTACACAGGGTATTGTCACTGCTGCGCAGTGGGCTTTAAATATTGCTATGACTGCAAACCCAATAGGAATTATAATAGTGGCAATCGGCGCTTTAATAGGTGCTTTAGTAGCGTTATTTGTTTTCAATGAAGATTTTAAGAACATGGTAATAGGAGCATGGGAAGCTATAAAAGAAGCGGGTGTTTTTGTTTGGGATTGGTTAGTCAAGACTTTCACTGAAACAATACCTCAAGCTTTTACTGATATGTATGTTTGGTTTACAGAATTACCTAGCAAGATAGGAGAGTGGTTCAATCAAGCTTGGGAGAAAACTAAGCAATGGGGAATAGATATGTGGAATAGTGCTATCGAAACTGGTACTAACTTCATTAATTCAATTGTCGAATTCTTTCAAACATTACCCGAGAGAGTCGGAGAATTCATAGGTTACACACTTACAAAAATAGTTGTTTGGAGTATTGAAATGTGGGCTAAAGCTAGAGAGATGGCTAGTAAGTTTGTAGAAAATGTAATAACGTTTTTCAAGGAATTGCCCGGTAAAATATGGACTTGGGTTACAAATACTTATAATAAAGTTGTAACTTGGGGAAGTAATATGTTGGCTAAAGCTAGGGAAACAGGAAGTCGATTTGTAGAAAATGTAATAAACTTCTTCAAAGAGTTACCTGGTAAAATATGGACTTGGCTATCAAACACAATACAAAAAGCAGCAACTTTTGTTACAGAAATGGGGAATAAAGCTAAAGAAGCTGGGAGAGAATTTACAAAGTTCATAGTCGATGGAGTGAAAGGCTTACCTGACAAATTTTTTAGCATAGGTTCAGATATTGTAAAAGGTGTTTGGAATGGTATAACTGGTATGGGAAAATGGCTTACAGACAAGGTTAGTGGGTTTTTCGGTGGTATAGTAAGTGGCGCTAAAAAGGCTCTAGGGATACATTCTCCTTCTAGGGTTTTCAGGGATGTCATAGGTAAACAGATTCCGGCCGGAGTTGAGGTTGGAATTGAACAAGGTATGCCGGGACTAGAGAGAACTTTAGACAAAGAAATGTTTGGGCTTACACAAGGCTATGACTTTAACGCTAATATGAGCCAAACAGGACAAAATACACCTAAAGATGTTAAAATAGAATTAAGAATAGAGAACTTTGTGAACAATACAAAGGCTGATATTGAAGAGATAACAGAACAAATTGCTTTCTCTATTGAAAAGAAAAGATATGCACTAGGAGGTATATAATGATTAGTTTTACTTATAACAATATCAATAGTAGAGATATAGGACTTTTAGTAGTTGATAGTGACCATACTAGAGGATTTAATAAAGATTTAGAATTTGTAAAGGTGCCGGGCAAAACTGGTGACCTTATCATAGACAATAAGACTTATTCAAATAAATCTATAACAACTAATTGTAAGATAAAATATAAATATCCAGTAAGCGAACTTATAAAAACACTTGAAAACTGGTTACAATCAGATAGTAATTATAAGAAATTAGAATATAGTGATGGAATTATAGTAGAAGCAGTGTGCTATGAAGTTTTAGAAGTTATTAAAATAGCAGAAGGTTTCTATAGTGTGAGTATTAAATTTAATTCAAAGAAGGTGTAGTTATGGATTTAAAGGTGTTAGATGGAAAAGGTAAAGAGTTGGGGGTATTAACTTCTACTCTCAATGCTTTTGTTACAGAAGAAAGAAACGGAATGTTTGAACTAGAGTTAGAGCATTTGGTGAATAAAGCTGGATATGAACATTTAGTTAGAGGAAATATAATAGTCTGCAATACTAGTGATACTATTAAAAATCAGCAATTCAGAATATACAGAGCGTCGAAAGCGATGGCAGGTAGGGTTGTTGTTAACGCAAGGCATATAAGTTTTGACTTGGCTAAAGACGTTACTGAAGGCTTAGATATTAAGAATCAGTCGTGCGAATATGTGCTTAATCAATTATTTAGAAATTCTCAATTTTCGACAGATTACAAAGGATATTCAGATGTTATAAACGCTCAAGACTATAAAATTGGAGAAGAGAATATACTAAGAGCAATAGGCGGGGTTAAAGGCTCTATCTTAGATACGTTCGGAACTGGTGCAGAGTTATTGAGGGATAACAAGACCATAAGTGTTCTAAACAGAAGAGGGCGTGATAATGGTGTTACAATAGAATATGCCAAAAACTTAACTGGATTCAATTTAACGCTAGATGATAGCAACTTAATAACTAGAATAAAAGCGTT